CAAAATCTATCCCAATATTAAGTGGAGTGAGAGGAAGATGCAATGGCAAGCTCCTAGTGGAGCTAGGCTTTGGATGTCTTACCTTGACAGAGATGAAGATGTATTGAGATATCAGGGCTTGGCCTTTAGTTGGATTGGTTTTGATGAGTTGACGCAGTGGCATACACCGTTTGCTTGGAACTATATGCGTTCTCGCTTACGTACTCCTGCTTCAGATCTACCAATCTTTATGAGATCAACAACGAATCCGGGTGGGCCGGGTCATTCTTGGGTTAAGAAGATGTTTATTGACCCTGCTCCTGCTGGAAAGTCCTTCTGGGCTACAGACATTGAGACAAGTAAGACACTATCCTACCCCATAGGACACAGCAGAGAGGGTCAACCGCTGTTTAAGAGGCGGTTTATTCCTGCTATGTTGGCAGATAATCCCTATTTGGCTGATGGTGGTGACTATGAAACTATGTTGTTGTCCTTACCAGAACACCAACGTAAGCAATTGCTTGAAGGAAATTGGGATGTAGCAGAAGGAGCAGCGTTTCCTGAGTTTAATCGTACTGTTCATGTAGTAAATAGCTTTGATATTCCCAAAAACTGGACAAAGTTTAGGGCCTGTGACTACGGATATGGTAGTTTTAGTGCTGTGGTGTGGTTTGCTGTCACTCCAAGTGAGCAACTGGTGATATATAGGGAGCTTTATGTCAGCAAAGTGCTGGCTAAAGACCTAGCCCACATGATATTGAGGGCTGAAGAGCACGATGGTGGTATAAGATATGGTGTTTTAGACAGTAGTTGCTGGCATAAACGTGGAGACACAGGGCCTTCACTAGCTGAACAGATGATTATGGAGGGCTGTAGATGGAGGCCAGCAGATAGAAGTGCTGGTAGTAGGGTGTCAGGTAAGAATGAGCTGCACAGAAGACTACAACATGACCCATTTACAGAACAGCCAAGAATGATTATAACAAGCAACTGTACAAACACCATTGCTCAGCTTCCAATTATTCAATTGGATAAGAAGAAGCCAGAGGACGTAGATACAAAAGGTGAAGATCATTTATATGATGCTATTAGGTATGGTGTTATGAGTAGACCTCGTAGTAATGTATTTGATTATAATCCAGCGTCCTCTAAAACATCTGGAATTAGAATTGCTGACCCATTATTTGGATATTAAGGAACAACATGGCACAGAATAAACCAATGCTTGGGGATAAAACTCTAGCTTTAGAAGACGTAAAGAATAAAGACGATGCGGGATTCGCTGGCGACAGTTTAATTTTATATATACAAGAACGATACACCAGATCAGAGGAAAGCAGACGGGTAGATGAAAGTCGTTGGTTACGTGCTTATAGAAACTACAGAGGCATCTATGGCCCTGATGTTCAATTCACAGAAACGGAAAAGTCCCGTGTCTTTATTAAAGTTACTAAGACAAAAACGCTAGCTGCCTACAGTCAAATTGCAGAAGTGTTGTTCTCTAATAATAAATTTCCGCTCAGTGTAGACCCAACAGTGTTGCCAGATGGTGTGTTGGCTGATGTAAGTTCAGATCCTAAAGAAGCTCCTGCTGCTGATGCTTCTTCTGCTATGCCAACTGAAATTCCTTTTGGTGATAACAGTGCAAACATTCCAAAAGGTTTTGACTTAGATGCCCTTGAACAAATGTTGGGGTCTATGAAAGACGATCTCAAAGACCTGCCTAATTTAAAAGCAGGGCCGGGTGTCACTCCTTCTTCTATGACGTTTAGTCCTGCCACTATCGCAGCTAAGAAGATGGAAAAGAAAATACACGACCAGCTTGATGAGACAGGTGCTTCTAAGCATTTGAGATCAACAGCTTTTGAGATGGCTTTGTTTGGCACTGGTGTTATGAAAGGCCCTTTTGCTGTTAACAAAGAATATGCTAGTTGGGATGAAACTGGTTCATATAAGCCAACGATTAAAACTGTACCAGAAGCTTCCCATGTTTCCCTTTGGAACTTCTATTGGGACCCAGATGCAACTAACACTGATGAGTGTCAGTATGTTATTGAACGTCACAAGATGAGCCGTACTCAACTTAGAGCGTTGAAGAAGCGTCCTCACTTCAGAGAGAACGTGATTGATCAAATCATAGCTGAAGGTGAAGGCTACATTAAAAAATATTGGGAAGACGATCTCAGAGACTACACGCCAAACTTTGGTATTGAACGCTTTGAAGTGTTGGAGTATTGGGGCAATGTAGACCTTGATCTCCTTGAAGAAAATGATATTATTGTTCCAGAAGATATGATGGATGCTGGTGAACTCCAAGCAAACATTTGGTTCTGTAATGGAAAGATTTTGAGACTTGTTCTCAACCCGTTTAAGCCAGCAAAGATACCCTATTATGCTGTGCCATATGAACTAAACCCCTACTCTCTAGCAGGTGTAGGTGTCGCCGAAAACATGGACGACACTCAAACCCTAATGAATGGTTTCATGCGTATGGCAGTGGATAATGCGGTTCTTTCTGGCAACCTTGTATTTGAGGTGGATGAAACCAACCTTGTTCCCGGTCAAGACTTATCTGTCTATCCCGGTAAAGTGTTTAGAAGACAAGGCGGTGCTCCGGGCCAAGCCTTGTTTGGTACAAAGTTTCCTAATGTTTCACAAGAAAACTTACAACTGTTTGATAAAGCTAGACAACTTGCTGATGAGTCTACAGGTCTTCCTGCTTTCTCTTACGGACAGACAGGTGTTTCTGGTGTAGGACGTACAGCTAGTGGCATTAGTATGTTGATGAATGCTGCAAGCGGCAGCATTAAAACTGTTATTAAAAACTTAGATGATTATTTGCTTGGCCCTATTGGTAAAGCTTTTTTTAACTTCAATATGCAGTTTGACTTTGATCCAGAAATCAAAGGTGATTTAGAAGTTAGTGCAAAAGGCACTGAAAGCTTGATGGCTAATGAAGTTAGAAGCCAACGCTTGATGCAATTTTTGCAGATAGCTAGCCAACCTTCATTAATGCCCTTTGCTAAATTCCCTTACATCATTAGAGAAATTGCAAAGAGCATGGACTTAGATCCAGACAAGGTTACTAATAACATGGATGAAGCTATGCGCCAAGCAATCCTCATGCAGCAGAACGCCCCCCCTGCCCCACCAATGGCAGCAGGACAACCTCCACAGGGCGTTGCAGGGCCTCCCGGAGTTGCTGATATGACGGGTGGTGGTGGTGGTAATATTGGTGTGGGAACCCCTCCAGCACCACAAGAACAAGGATTTAGTGGAAATGTCCAAGCCTCACCTATCTAAACTAAAGACGTTTGTAAATACAAACAATCAATGGGAAGCTTTTTTAGAAATGATTGACTTTGAGATTGACTCTTGCCACAAGAAGCTGGAACAATCAAAAGATGTACAAGACATCTATCAAGCACAAGGATCTATTGCTGCATTACGCCGCTTAAAATATTTAAAGGATGAAGTAAATGTATAACAATCGAACACAACGCTTATTGGCTGAGGGTGGTATGCCTGATCAAGGTGGGACAGTAGATCCAGTTAGTGGTAATGACGTTCCTCCCGGCGCTATGCAAAGTGAAGTTAGAGATGATATCAGTGCTAAGCTCAGCGAAGGTGAGTTTGTTTTTCCTGCTGATGTTGTGCGCTATGTGGGTTTAGAAAGACTTATGCAAATTCGTGACTTAGCTAAAGACGGTTTGCGTAAGATGGATGAGATTGGTCAGATGGGTAATGCTGATGAAGTTGAAGATCCAGAAGCTTTACATGGTGATGATTTTTCTAAAAGCATTGACAGTATTATGGCAGACATGCCAAACGAAGAAGAGCCTACTGAAACTGAAATGGCTATGGGTGGGATGGCTACAGATCAAACACAGTTTCAAGCACCCTCACCCGCTGGGGCTATGTATGATGAACAGTCTATGTCAGACCCTTCTTATTCTACTCCCCCAAACATAGCCCCTAAGATGGCTAAAGGTGGACTTATGGCAAAGAAAAAAAGGTGATATAATCAACACATCGTAACCAGAGGTGGGCTGGTCGATACTTATAACACCCACCATTATTGGCTACCTATCTCCCCGCATATGGCGGCAACAGCTAGCCCCAACTTATAGAGGTATTTATGACTGACGTTGTTTTAGAACAGAAACAAGAAGTAAAAGCTTATTCCCCTTTTGGCAAACGTAACGCCAATAACGAAAAGATTGAGCAAGAAGAAGCAGAACTTAAAGAACTGCAAGAAGCAAACAAAGGTGAGAAGAAACAAGAGGAAGATGATTCCAACTTATCTTCAGAGGAAAAAACATTTAAGAAGCGTTATGGAGATCTGCGTAGACATTCTCAGCAGCAACAAACACAGCTTCAAACACAGATTGACGAACTGAAGACACAGCTTCAAAAGAGCACAACTAACCAGATCAAACTGCCTAAAACAGAAGACGAACTTGCTGCTTGGGCTGA